TACCCCAAAATATATTTGGTTTTATCTATATTACTACCCATATTCCAACTGGTAGAAAATACTTAGGTAAAAAATCACTTTACCATACTACCAATCAAAAATTAGGGAAAAAAGAACTTGCTGAACAACCAATAACTAGAGGTAGAAAACCTACTACAAAGCAAGTCATAAAAGAATCAGATTGGAAAACATACTATGGTTCAGAAGAATTTATTAAACAAAAAATTAAAGACAAAAAACAAGAAGAATTTACTCGTGAAATAATTCATTTAGTAGGTAATAAAAAATTACTTACATATTTTGAATGCAAATACCAATTCCAATTAGGTGTTTTAGAGGATGATGAATGGTTAAATACAAATATCTTAGGTAAATTTTTCTCAAAAGACTTTGGTATTTAAAAATAGATTTCATATATTAACATTATGGTAAATGAACTGTTAGTTAATTTAGTAAATTCTATACTTGGTTCGGGTAAACGCACTGCTAGAGGAAATCAAGCATATACTTGTCCATTCTGTCACCATTCTAAACCAAAACTCGAAGTTAATTTTACAGAAAATACTCAAGGTGATAATCCTTGGGCATGTTGGACTTGTGGTAAAAAAGGCAAAACAATAAAAAGTTTATTTAAACAAGTTCAGGTTGATGCTTCATATTTTCAAGAACTTGGCAAATTAGTTAAAAATGTTTCTATATATGATATAGGAGAAATAAATCAAAACATACTAGAACTTCCAAAAGAATTTAAAACATTTACAAACAATAAAGATATTATGGCAAGACATGCCCTAGTTTATCTTAAAAAACGAAATATATCTAAACAAGACACTCTAAAATATAATATTGGCTACTGTAATTCAGGCCAATTTGCTAACATGATTGTTATACCTTCATATGATTCTAATGGTAAATTAAATTATTTTACCGCGAGATCATTCGAAAAAGACCCTTACACCAAATACCGTAATCCAGAAACGTCTCGTGATATAATACCGTTTGAATTGTTTATTAATTGGGATTTACCCATTATATTATGTGAAGGTCCATTTGATGCAATGGCTATAAAACGAAATGCCATACCATTATTTGGTAAAAATCTCCAACCAACATTAATGAAAAAATTGGTTGAATCTAAAGTTCAAAAAATCTATATTGCTTTAGATAACGATGCTATGAAACAAGCCCTTGGCTTTTGTGAACAACTTTTAGATATTGGAAAGGAAGTTTACCTAGTAGAGTTATCTGGAAAAGATCCAAGTGATTTAGGTTTTGAAAACTTTACTAGAATAGTACAAACCGTTTCCCCATTAACACAATATAAACTAATGGAGAAAAAATTATCTATAATATGAAAAAACGTAACATTAAACATGTTAATAACCGTATCCTTGAAATCTCAGAGGATCATAAACAAATTACACTCCCTGACTCTAGATATTATAGACGAAATGGGGAATATTATCCTTCAATTACTCATGTTTTAAGTTGTTACCCTAAAGGAAAACACTTTGAAGAATGGCTAAAAAACATGGGACGTTCAGCTGATTATATTGTTAGAAAAGCGGGTGAAGATGGAACTAAAGTACATGAAATGATTGAAGAGTATTTAGAAGGTAAAGAAATGAACTTTTTAAATGAATGGGGTAATCCCCAATTTGACCCTAACACATGGCAAATGTTTTTACGTTTTGTTGATTTTTGGGAAACCTATAAACCTGAATTAATTGACCAAGAGATCCACCTATTTTCAGATGAACTTAGAGTAGCGGGTACAACTGATTTAGTTTGTAAAATAGGTAATGATTTATGGATTATTGACCATAAAACCTCAAACCACATTCAAACAACATATGAATTACAAGCAGCAGTTTATGCTCATTGTTATGAAGAATGTTATGGTGTAAAACCTAATAAAATTGGTATTTTGTGGTTAAAATCTAGTAAACGTAAAGCATCTAAAGATAAAATGCAAGGTAAAGGATGGGAAATGATTTTACCTTCTCGCACTCAAGAAGAAAATATTGAAATTTTTAAAACAGTAAAACGTTTATTTGATTTAGAAAACCCAAATGAAGCACCAGTATTTACTGAGTTTAAAACGAGTGTTAAGAAGGAAGCGTAATATGTATAATTATGATAAGTTTAATTCAATTATTGAAGGAAGTACAAGGTAATCCCAAAGCTATATTTTTAGCGGGTCCCGCAGGAAGTGGAAAATCTTATATATCTTCTAAACTTACCCCAAACACATTTGAAGTAATCAATTCAGATGACACATATGAAGAGTTATTAAAGGCAAGTGGAATTGGTTTAAAACAAAAAGATTTCACTCCTGATCAACTATCCCAAGCATCAAAATTACAAGCTCAAGCTAGAAAAGTTACTCAAGATAAATTAGCTCAATCAATAGAAAGTAAAAATAATATTATTATTGATGGGACAGGTGCTGCATCTGGACCTGTTTTAAAGAAAAAACAACAATTAGAAGATTTAGGGTATGAAACATTGATGTTAATGATCTATGTTTCTCCCTTAACTTCACTTGAACGTAATCAAAAACGTGATAGAAGTTTAATGCCCGGAATCGTATTACGAACTTGGAGAGATGTAAATAAAAATATTGAAACCTACAAACAAGCATTTGGTAGTAATTTTATATTGTTAAATAATAACCCAAAAGATGCTAATCAAGAATTTAATGCTGATTTACTTGAACCATACATCAAAGATTCTTCTGCTATAGGTAAACCTAAATCACCCGAAGACCAAGCCAAATCAGATGCTGATAAATCTCAATTAAATAAAGATATTGAATCTATGGTTAATCAATTACCTGAATTTGATACTTTAGATACTGCTAAAAATAAAATAAATGAATTCGTTAGTTAAAGCCCTTATACAACCTATATTAGAAATAGAAGGTAAATCTATTGCTTTAATTCCTGGTGGTTTTAAACCACCTACATTAGGTCATTTTTATTTAGTTGACGAGATTGCAAAACGTCCTGAAGTATCTAAAGCTATTGTTTTAATAGGACACAAAGATAGAGATGGGATTACAAAAGAGGAAAGTGAACAAATATGGAATATTTACAAAAAATATTTACCCTCTAATGTTGAAATTCAAATCTCCCAAAAACCTTCCCCAATATCAGATATAAATTCCATCATTAAAAATGATCCAACAAATTTCTATTTTCCTGTAGTAGGAGTTAGAGGAGAAGAAGATATGGGTGATTTAAAACGTTTTGACAGTTTGAAAGGAAAATACGATAACTTTAAACCTATTATAATTAAAAGTGAAAGTGAAGGAGATCGTATAAGTGGTACAAATGCTAGATTAGCTATTTTAAATGGTGAATTTGAATTATTTCAACGTTATTTACCAACTGAATTATCTAAAGAAGATAGAAAACAAATTTGGGATATTTTAGTTAACACCCCTATTAATGAAATAATGTATGCTGAGCCAAGCAAATTCAGCTATCCTACAATGTTATCATCTTTAATTCAATATATGATAAGTAAAGGAATGAATATTCGTCCTTTACCTAAAGTTAAATTTATAGAGGATGATGTTGAAAATGCTAGAGATTTTTTCGGTAAAACAGCATATTATAACCCGAATAGCAGCTTAATAGTTTTATACACATATGATCGCCATCCAAAAGATGTTATGCGTTCATTTGCGCATGAAATGATCCACCATGAACAAAATTGTAATGGAAAATTGGGTAATATTACAACTCAAAATACAAATGAGGGAGGTGATTTACCTGAAATAGAAAGAGAAGCATATGAAAAAGGTAATATGATGTTTAGAAACTGGACAGATACATTAACTGAATCTGTTATGGGAGATAGAATTGAATGTGATAATTGTGATTGGAGTTGGCCTATAAAAGATGGTGGAAATGATTTATATGTTTGTCATAAGTGTGGACACGATAATACACCAAACCAATTAAACGAAGGACGTTACGATAAAATTACAAATATTATTTCCTCTAAAATCTTCAACCAGTGGAAAGAAGATTACAATAACGGTGCCAAAGCATCTCGTGTTAATGAATTTTTTCCATTTGAAGGAGAAGAACTAGATGTAGATGCCAATATCTCATTCATCCCAGGACTTGGAGGACTTAAAGTAGATGGTGGAGCAGATGATGAAACAGATTATATAGAAGTTAGATTTGAAATAGACCCAGAAAAACTACCAGAATTTTGGGAAGAAATTTCATTTAACTTAAAAGATGTAATTCGCCATGAAATGGAACATTTAACACATGGGGATGGGGAAATTTCTATTCCTAATAAACGTATAGAAGATGATTTACTTATTCGTAAATTAATTGATGTTGAATTACTCCCAAAATCCCAATATTTTAAATTAGAAAAAGAAATTGATGCTAATTTACAAGGAATGTATTTGAGAGCTAAAAAAGAAAAAAGACCATTTAAAGACGTTATAGACACTTATTTGAATGCTCAAGATATTACCCCAGAGGAAAAAGAAGAAATACTAGATCTGTGGAGAAGTAGATTATCGGCATTAAATTTACCTTTATTCGAAAGTAAAAATATGACCAAAAAACAAGAATATATTCAAAAATATACTAAATATGTTTTAACTGAATTATTTGAAAAGGATTTACCAAACATTACTAAGATTTCAAATACTGAATATATTGTAGGAAATGGGACCGATATAGAAGCAAAATATTTTTTTAAATTAGCTTCTTTAGACCC